CCATAGACTGTATAAAGAGTTTTTGCATCTTCATCTCAAACTTCTGTTGGACGAAAGAATCAATGTCATCAATAGAATTCTGACGATTCTTGGTATCCTGACGGCGAAGTTCTGGGAGCGGGATCGTCTCTGCGAGTAGAGAAGAATCGGCATAACGTTGGGAAAACTCTTGATATGTAAAAGAACGGTGACGCAAAATCTGAGCCGCCAGACCACGAGTAGTCTCAATCTCCAGAGTCATAAAACTCTGTTCAAACACAGACCAGTGATTATGTTTAATACAATAACCCAACAGCTTTGCGTAGTTGGGATTTTCCTGATTATTGGGATTTGAGACACGGGCAACATATGCCATTGTCTGTTCTGCATCAGGGGTTACACTAACCAGTTTTACGCTCATTTACCAAATCCTTTTGATGTTTTCTTTTCGATTTCTGCGAGTTGCTCTTTCAACTCCCTGAGTTGTGCTTTCATCTCTATGATCTTTTCTTCAGTGTAGAGATGATCCTGCTTGATTAAACGCTCAAGCAACTTGATAAGTCTTTTAGATCTACTAACCATTAGTCTGGGTATCCGTCATCGTCATCAAAGATTTCATCATAATCATGAAGTGTCTGGTCTTTAAACTCTAAGTAACTTTGAGTATCAGAGTATACTTCTGCTTTAAGAGAATCAACCAACAGTTCAAGATTACGGACGATAAGTTTTAGTTTGTCTTTGTCCATAAGATACTATTCTCTCAACTCATTTTACACAAAAAAAGAGGGGGTGTCAATCCCCCTCAAATCTTAGAATTTTTTCAAACCATTCGTCCAGATGGACTAGGTAACATGACCAATAGTTGCAACCTCTGTATTTTAATTGATAACAGGCAGGTGGTCTGTTATCTTTATCCATATCATCATAATGATATGTGTAATTTTGCATTACTTACTCAGCAATAGTACTTCGGCATAAATGAGAAGCATAAATGCAGTCGAACCTAAAACGATTCCACTGATTAAACTAATCACTTTTTCCCTACCTGGCAGTGACCCGCCATACAGAGAACTGCTTGATGACGCTTTTGTTCTTTTTGCTTCTGCTCTTTAATGAGTTGAAGCACATTGAGTTTCTGCATCACTTGTCCTCCTTGACAAACTTAATGCCACGATAGGCTTCGTTGTGCTGTTGAGGTTGCTGTTGTGCTTGTCTTTGCTCACGACGCTCTACAGTATCGTATGCTTGACCACGATAAACGACTTTAGACATTGGTTTACTCCAAAGAAATGAGATTGTTAAATCCCGTTCCTTCGGGCGGTTTGCGTTCGCTATTTGCGAATAGCGAATGAACGTTCCGTTCCGCCGTCCTACTTGCGTCCTATTCTTCTACCTCTGGAAAACAGGCAGGATCAGTCCCGTCTGCAAATCTGGCAATGAACTCAATCTTTTTCCAAGAAGAAAGAGATTCAGTTCTTACCGTCCTTTCCACCAACCATTCAAACTGCTCACAAGTGAGAAGCATCTTTGGTTCTGGTTGGGCGATTGCCAGTAGGAGAGGTAGAAACATAGGATGAACGTAAGGGTATTATACCCCTGTTGAGATTATTTAGCAAGTGAGTTTTGTAAAATGTGATACAAAACCTTACAGAGCAAAAATTTTGCCGGGATTTTTTCCCCCGATCAGGGAAATCACTTCCGCTTTTTCTTTTCGGGTGACTTGTATCCCCAGAGCTTAGGGTTAACTCTACCCTGCCCATACTCTATCGACTTAAGTCCATCACGAAACTTATCCCAATACATATCAAATACATTGACCTGCTTTGCTGATCTGGTCAAATCAAAACAAACCTCACCATCAACTTCATACTTTACAATACGCGCATCGTTTGGTGCTTCTTTTGTACACACCTGCTCCCAAGTTCCATTCTCGATGAGAATTTCGCATCCGTATTTCTTCTTGGAATTTTCTTTTTCGGCAGGTGTCCAGTTATACATGAGATCTTCCTTTACAGGTGCCTCCTCAGACACCTTTGTTGTATTTCTTGGCATAACGAACACTCCAATTTGTATTATATATTACGAACGACCTCCCCATTTAATATCTGGGTAAGCTTCCGCAACAATTTCTTTGGTAATCTTATACTTTTCTCCAAGTCTCTTGTCCTTAGTGAGAATAAGGATCTCCGCTTCAAGTGGATGAAGTCCTTGGAGAATATTGATAAACATAGTCTCTCTACGAAGAGAACTCAACGCATCGTTACCACCTTTAACAAAGTTGTAGAAACGCTTGAACTCTTTACGAATAGAAGACTTACCTTGATCCTGTGATCCAAGAGAGTTAGAGCCCAACTCATTCATCTTAGAGACAGCATCACTAACTTTCTCTGACAGAGTGCCACTGAAAGAGTTCTGCTCATCAGTTCCAGCATAAGGAACATCACCAGGAGGAAGCAAACTCACTACACTCTCATCAAAGTTCCAGATAAGAACAACTTTAGTGGCAGCATCATTGAACTTCCTCAATGCCTCAACCTTTCGTGCCTTTGTTGTTTCTTTAGAGACAACATTTAGGATCTCATACACAAAGGGATTGGTAGGAAGATTGGGGATTGGTTTTGGTGCTACCTTTGGTTTTGCTGGAGTCTTGGCAGCAGTTTTTGCCTTACTCGTCGATGTCTTCGTCGTCGTTTGTTTCGTAGTCATGATAGTTTTCAAAGTTAAATGCAATTACCTCATCTGGAATCAGGTTACCCTGACTGTCAAACATTTCGGGGTGAGGTCTTGGTACTTCCCGATAATTCATCATGTATTCTCTTGCCACCCAACCTACCATTACTCCCACTATTAGAAACAATACGGTTAAAAAAGAACCGAAAACTAAACTAATTGCGAGCATTTTTCTTACCTCGGGAAACTACTTTTCTCTTCCTTGTTTTTAAGGAGAACTCAAAATAGATGGTAACTTCCCGATTTAGAAAGCAAACCATCTTTTCAAAGATGATATGGAACGGTTGAGTCTGCTTTCTTTTTCCTCCATGAAGAATAAGTTCAACGCCACGATTAACGCGGATCTTATTTTTATTTATGTTGTCATCAGACGATTTGTTGTTCTTTGAGGAATTTGATTGTGTCAACGGATCCTCCTAGTTTCTTTTCATCACAAATTACTTGAGGGAATGTTGATCCTTCCCCAAACTCGGCATAGAACTCTTCTCTAGTAAAGTCCTCACCAAGAGTATACACGACAAAGTTACTTCCTGTCAACTCCAATACTGATTTTACTTTGTGACAATAAGGACAATTGTCCTTTGAATACACTACAAAATTCATAGTTTTTTTAAAGATTTTATATAGTAATTTATTTGTTTTAAAATTCAAAAGAAATATTGAGGTAAGATAGATTTCTTATAACAAAAACATCATCCCATATTTCGTTACAATCATTACCAATTGATCCATCATAATTCATAAAAAATGCCTGAACATTTTTAGCCCTTTTTAGATACATTTCTCTAAACAGTATAAATCTAACAACATTTTCTGGTTTAAACTCTAAATGAAATTCTCCAGATACCTTTCGAACATTATTACATATCCAATCACAATTTCCTTCAACAAAAATACTCCATTCACCCCCCTCACAATCAGTCTTCAGAAAATCAATTTTATTAATATTATTGGATTTAACATAATCCATAAAATCTATTCTTTTTACTTTTTGCTTTTTAGATATTCCAGAGGTATTGCACATTAAATCTAAAGTAATTTCTTCTTTGATATATTCTGGACTGTGTGCAAAAGCGCCGTTATTAACAAATACGTTATTGTTTTTACTATACTTTTTTTTCAGATAATTATATAAATCCGAATGTGGTTCAAAACAATGGACTTCTTTCGCCCTATTTTCAAGGGCACTGTCAGTAAAAGTTCCAATACAGGTTCCAATATCAAAAACTACATCATCTCTCTCAATATCAAAAAATCTAGTATAAGGATTGTTTTTGGATTCATTAATAAAGAAATCAATTTGGTCTTTATGTAAAATACTAGATAAAATGTCAGATTCCTCTATGCCTGTATTATCCATAGAAATATCATTTGTATTACTTTTTTTCTGCCAAGCAAATCCAATTCCCCAATCATCAGGACAACAATTTTTTTCAACTTCCCATTTTTCTAAATCAAGATTTTTAATGAAATAATATGGTCCTGGATGACATGAAGTGTCATGGAGTCCAACTATACCATGATCAGAAAGAAGATTTGTATATTCCCAATCAATTAAAACTTGATTAATACTGTGCCACCCATCAATAAAAATAAAGTCAAATTTATCAATTCCAAGTTCTTTAAATTTTTCTAAATTAGAAACATAATTGGAACTACTGTCTTTAATAGTGTATATGTTTTTTTCTTTGTCATCAATAAAAGATCTATCTTCAATATCAATTCCAACGTATATACAGTCTTTCTTTTTATTTTTTAAAAATACGTGACAAAAAGATTCTTCATTATTTCTAGCAATTCCTATTTCTAAAATAGCATTGCATTTATCTTTAATTTTTTCAAATTTATTTAATAAAGATACTCTATTACATTCAGTAACTTCTATTGGATATACTACCCTCCCACTAGAATCAAAGGTATGGGAGTATCCTCGCGGATGGGGAATTATTCCACCATCAATATCATCCATAGAACTATGAGTTCTAATATCCTTTGTTAAATCTTTTTCCCATTTCATAAATTCAGTTCCTTTTTATAGTAATTACACTTGTCAGTACAAATACCCTTTGTTTTTAATATTCTATCATCACATTTATCATAATAACCTAATTTTTCTGGGAGGACAATAATGGAATTAGAATATGGAATTTGTCCAACCAAAACCCAACCAATTCCTTTACTTGTTAAAGTATATCTATCAGTATTATGCCAAAAATAATTAAACTCACCATCAAAATGTGACATAGATTCAAGTGCTTCTAAGTTTTTACAATGAATCCAAAGATAATCTTTATTTTTCAATAACCAATCTATGTGGACAATGTGTTGTGGAAAATCGTGTCCAAAATAAAACTCATCTTCTTCTACCCATAGATCAACTTCAACATCATATCCAGCAGATATTGCTTCTTCAATATAACTTATGCTATTTTCCCTATCTGGATTTTCACCATCTATATTTCCTCTATGGGAAATAATTTTTATTTCTGGTTTTTTAAAGACGGCGGTAAAAATATATAACCCATTTTCTATTTGTCGATATGGGTACATATCCAAATCTTCATATTCTTTTTTATAATCGCTAGTTAAGGTTAACCCAGATGATTCAATAATATCTATTAAACTATTTGGTGAAATAAATTCCCCACAATAATCATAAGAAAGATATACATCAGTCGATGAAATAATTTTCCCATTTGGTTTTAAAACCCTATAACATTCTTCGGCAATATCTTTCCACCCAAGATTTTTAATACCATCTCTCCAAGATGGATTAAAACAGTGAACCGCACAAGAATCAACTATAACATCAACACTTGAAGTATCCATTTGTTTTAACTCATATAAACAATCTCCAAGAATCATTTTTGCAAATCCTTTTGGACACCAATTATCAACGGTATTAATATCAATTGCCGTCACATCGTTACCCCAACTACCAATAATATGTGGAGTAACGCCACTTGCAGCACCCAATTCAATTACTTTTAATCCATTTTTACCAATAGATTTAAATTCTTCTAAGATGGTAACCCATTTAAGCATAGCAGCATCTTTTTTCCAAAATTCATTATGACAAAAACCTTTTTCAATCCATTGCTCTTCTTTGAGGATTTTTCTACAGCGAGGAATATCTTTCCAGGTTAATAATCTATTATAATTTTTCATGATCAAAATTCCAAAATCCATTCTGGAAGAGAACCTCCTCCAGTTTCATATCCCCAAGTATCAATAGCAGCACGAAATTCTGGTCCAGGATCTTTATCAATTGCTTGTCTCAT